TGTATCTCGTCAAATAATTCATCTTCCCACATTATACATCCTCCTCTTCTTCATCGTTGATAAAAAACTCATTGGAATGAGCCATGTCCGCCACGTCATCCTCTGACATATACTTCAGGCACGACATAATCACCGTATCCCGGTCCAGGACGCCCTCCTCGACCATCTCCAATATCTTGTTGGTCGCTTGTCTAACGTCACTCATTATGCTGTCTCCTTCACATTAACTTTTTCACCGTTGATGTATCTCGTGACATCCTCCTGCTTCTCGGGTTCTAGTTCTTCACACTCCATGTCACTCTCTAACTGGTCGCCACAACTTCCTTCTTCCCAATCACCCTCATCACAGGCCATCTCCTCGGCCAATGCTCTAGTGGCGATGGAATCATATTTTCCATCCTTGTCATAGATAATCTTATCATCGGGTATCTCAATCTCCTGATAATATTCTCTTATCTCCGTTGACGTGTCTGTGACTAAAAATTTCCTTGGCATTATACTTCCTCCCCTATGTTCATTGCTTTGCCTTTCACATACTCGTGGACATCTTCCTTCTCGGCTTCCTGTTCTGCTTCGTACTCCGCCATGGACTCCGTGATGTTGAACATCTCGTCCAGATCTGCACCTATGCCGTCGTTCCACCAGTCGTCCGTGGACTTCAGTTCGCTTGGAGCATAACAGTCGTCGTCACCATTGTCCCAACACCCCATGAAGTCACATCCACCTTCGTAGTAGTAGGCCTTGACAGAAACATCCTGTTTCTGTTCTGACATATTCATTATGAATGTTTCATATGCACCGATCGGTGGTGACCAGGCCGAACTGAATCCAAATGATATCGTATCACCCTGTCTGTCCACACCGTAGAACTCTGATATGTCCCACTTGGTGCCCCACTTATCACAAGCCCAACCGTACCAGTCGGAGTATCCGTGCTTCTTGATCATCTCCTCGTCCTTGCTACCATCCGCCGTCGTGTCTCTCAACTCTGCTGGCATAGGACTCATATAATTTAAAAGACCGTTCGTGCTGTCTTCTTCATTTACAATCTTCTCTATCTTGTCTATCACAGAGTTTGGCCCCGTGATAGTGACTTGATTATCGCACCAATTAGGCATTAACCGCCTCCTTGATCAATGTTAGGTGAGAACCGGGTACATTCCATCTCTGACCCCTGTCAGTTCTTACTAGAACATATTTGATCTTGATCTTTTCAACAGTACCCTTTTCAGTGATGCCGCCTCTGCCTTGGAATGACACTCTCTGACCTACTCTCAATGAGTGGGCTGATGCGAAGTGTAATTGATTTCTTCTCAACTTCACAGATGCCATGATTGATTCCAACTCATCAGCATTCATCTTGAAGATTGCTTCGTGTATGTCTATTTTCATTTGTTCAACTCCTTTTGTTAATTGGTTCATAATTCAGTATAGCATGGATGGTAATACCGTCAACCGCAAATGAGTCGCATAGAATGGAAGTTTTTCGCCTAGTTTTCCAGGTCGATCTCATTTTTCTGAAGTATTTCCTGGATGGTGTCCCTGTCTGAGTAGGTCCATACCGTGAACGATGCGGAATTCATCTCGTCACCGTCAACCACACAATCAACACCTTCGTTCTTCAACACGGCCTTGATGCTGGGCACGATGCTCCTGTCCTGGTCTAGATCCCAGTCACCTATGTCGGCCACCCGGAAATGGTGCTTATGTGTTTCGTGTATGGTCATTTTCCTGCCTCCTTTATGGTGTCCTTCAATATCTGATATGACTCCTCGTGTAGGCTGGCCTTCCACTCCTTCTTCTCTGTCTTCTCCATGATCTTGGCCGTGGTGTTCAGTGCCGACAGTACCTTGGTGCTGGTGCTGGCAGTCTCGCTGGCACTGGCCAATGATAACAGTAGGCTGAATATGGTTTCTATGATCATCTCATCATCCACGGTCCAAACAATATCAGTATCAACATCGCTGGCACCACTATGGTCATTGGCCAGAATTCCAATAACTCCAACCAGTCCTGTTTGGTCAATTTGTATTGTTTCTTTTTCTTCTTCATCTGAACTTGCTCTCCAAATGTGATAAATGGTCTCGGCACCACTCCTCGATCTCCATCTTTGCGGGTATTATCTCGGCCTCCCTGTACCCGAACCCCATGCACACCGATTGGAACCTGTCCGCGAATCGCTTGGGACTCATCAGGGCGTCATCACCATCCCGTGTGTACCCTTCCAGGTAGTCGCCCAACATATAGGCCTCCGTCATCTCGTCCACGATCTCTTCTATGCTCCTCAATTTCAATGCTCCTTCTATCATATCTCCTCCCTTGTAAAATTCGAGATCACCGCAGACGCCTCGCATTGACCACTGACGTGGCTTTTATAAATGGTCTTTGGAATCTGCAACCTTGTGATCATCCTTCAGTATAGCATGGAAACAGATGCGGTCAACCTGGTGTGGTGTGTATAATATAAAGTGGCTGGGGTGAGGGTGACTAGATCGTACACCGCGGAACAAGATCAACTACAGGATCCTGTGGTAATCAAACTCTCCAGAATACCTAATTTACCAAATTACTTTGGTCTGACAATCTTTGACTTGATGGGTGTTCGGCTCTTCATGGGCGCCTTGAAGCTCTTGCCTCGCTGTGATGCCCGCTTGATCTGGGCACCCTTCAATCTCAGTGAACCCGCGCCTGATCGCTTGGTCTGTGCCGTCCTCTTGGCTATGATGCCGGCCTTGGCCAACCTCTTCTTACGGATCTTGGCACCCTTGCTGGGGTTCAGTTTCATGAAACAGGTGCTGGGCTTGGCCACTATCCTGCCCTTCCTTGGTCCCGATGTACACCTGAAGCCCTTGGAAACCGTGCCCTTCTTGGCACGCCTCAGGATCTGGCTCACTCCCTCCGCGATGGCGGAATGGTCTGGGTGCTCCTCGATAGTGCCTTCGAACCGTTCTGACACGACATTATGTGGCACTATATCTTGTGTCTGACTGCCGGTAACGGTACTAGATGTTGTGGCACTAGATCGTGTGTCTAATGCTTTGGTTGGCGCTAGGATTACTTCAGTGATCTTCATATGGGTATTTATGGACCTGGACATACCTAGTGCTAGACCTTATCCTTATCCTTATCCTAGTGCTGGAACTAGACCTAACCTAGAGCTGATAACAATTTGTTACGGTGCGTTACTCTGCACAAGATCAACTCGACCCGGATGGATGTGTTAAATACACGTGCGATGAAGATATACGAGGTCTACAACACAGACGAGAACATAGGACCAGCACCCGCGGGCGCCTGCTCCCGACCCAAGAGCCAACTGCCAGCGTCATGGATATCAAGTTGTAAAAGCAAGGGCAGGATGAAACGCACGGGCGAACGAAAGCAGAAGATACGAGGCAAGACACAGAAAGTGGCAGGCAAGCGTATCAAGGGCAAGAAGTACGGTGGTCCATTGCCAGACTACTCGGCCTAATAACCAGAAATCCAAAGACCCAATAGCGAGCCAATAGCGAGCCATAACTATTAAGCATGAATGAAATGCCTTTCACAAAAGAGTTTCCATGGGCGACTAAGGACATCCATGACTGGTCGATAGGTTTTATAGGTCTAGGTAAACTGGGTCTGCCTTGTGCTGAGGCCATGGCCCAAAAAGGTTTTCAGGTAACAGGTTACGATGTGGTACCCAAGCACAGTGACAGTGTAAAGATCAAACAGACAATCAAAGACGCAGTGTTAGACAGAGACCTTATCTTTGTCTCGGTGCCAACTCCACACGAGGAAGGATACGACGGGAGAACACCTACCAGTGACAAACCGTTAAAGGATTTTGACTACAGCATCGTGGAGGAAACACTGAGTACACTGAATGAGATTTGCCGGAGGGATCAGATAGTGGTTCTGATATCAACAGTGTTGCCGGGCACTTGTAGAAAAAAATTTGCATCGTTATGCCTCAAAATAGGCTTGGTGTATAATCCATATCTGATAGCCATGGGCACGGTTGCCCATGATATGCTGAACCCAGAGATGATCATGATAGGCACAGAAAGAGGTTGGCAAGGAACAAGGTGTGGACACAAGATGGAAGTTCTTTCTAAATTCTACAGAACAATATGTGACAATGTTCCCCGCATAGAGACAGGTACCTGGGAGGAGGTAGAATCAATGAAGATATTCTACAACACATTCATCAGCAACAAGATCGCCTTGGTCAACATGATACAGGACGTGGCACAGCGATTGGGCAACATAGATGTGGACAGGGTGACAGAGGCACTAGGTAAGAGCACACAGAGGATAGTTAGCTCAAAATACATGAAAGCGGGCATGGGTGATGGCGGCGCCTGCCATCCCAGGGACAACATCGCACTGCGTTGGCTGGCACGAGAACTGAACTTAGGTTACGATCTCTTCGAAGGCATAATGACAGCCAGAGAGAAGCAGGCTGAAAACATGGCACAGGAAATACTTAAACATGGACATAACATACATTTCACGTCAGATAGTTACAAACCAGGAACAAATCTTGTCGACGGATCCTATAGTCTGTTGGTGCAACACTACGTGGTCAAGCATGGTGGCCAGATAGTGCATGGGTTTGACAACCCAGTGGAGGTCATAGTGCGTGTGCATGAGTCAGATAAAATAACAGCAGATAATGAAACTGTGATATTTGATCCATGGAGATCCTATCCAAAGGCGTCTAATGTCATATATTATGGTAAATAATGCTATAGAATTTAGAGAGGATTGAACAATGCCAAACGCAGATAACACACACGGAACTTTCAATAAAATGACAAAAATATTGTCTCAACTTGAAACACCTCCACGAAACTTTGCCAACGTTGACGAGGCCAAGGCCTATTTCTTGTCAAACGAAGCTCTAACTGTATTCAACGAGTGTTGCACCGAATTGCAGTGGGCGGTTGTTGACAATCAAAAATTGAAATACACGATGACTTTTGGTATCAAGGATGATCGAAATACTGAGAGCGGGAATGACTGGGCGATCCAATATAAAACTAGGGTTGATGCACTCAATAACGCCAACAATTTCCACGCATATGCATTCAGCGAAGAAGAGTCCTCAGACCATCTGTTCTAATCTGCACCAAAGATAGCGATTTTTTAGACAAGTTTCTTCAATATCATGTCAGCGAATAACTGATTAGTTCTTACGCCGGGGTGTGCTAGATCTCTCCCAAAGTCTTTGTATACGTAGTCCACTTCCATGACGTCCATACACAAGAACTTGATTTTATTTTTTGAACATAACATTTCCATGGCCAGTATGTTCTTCTCACGATTCAGTAGACAAAGCCTTTCATCAAAAAACTCTAGCGGACACTCCATATTATTATGTAAAAAAGGATCTCCCTCTCTGTGCTGTGGTGTGATGTTGTGCGATAGGGATCCTTCAGCAGTATCTGAAAAAAGTTCGAAACGCCATGGAGCGGGAGAAGTAAGGATCACCATGGACGGTGTTTCTTTTTGCAAGTACTGTCGACACAATCTAAATGCGGTGTCGTTGGAAGAGCCGGGTATAGACCAATTGACGTTGTTCATCCCCAATGCGTCTGCCACGACATTGGTGAAAGAATCCTCATAATTTATACCAAGACCAAACGTTACACTACAACCCAAAAACAATATATCTTTTTCAAAATTGTTTTTGAGCTGTTTTCTAAAGCCTAGATCATCAAACTGGTATTTGATCTCCCCTTTCGACCAACCGTTTTCCTCCAGCTCTTGTCTCCGAGTGTGTAAATTTTTCTTAAAGAGCTCCTTGGTGTCCATGGGAAGCCAGTCTAATATTTGGTTCTTGTATTTCGAACAAGGATGATATTTGATAAACATATAGATATTTAAGTCACAAAAAAAGGGCGACACATTTCTGCACCGCCCCTTTCATTATCTTGATTTACGCTACTGATAGATTCACAGCGCTTGGACCCTTGGGACCATCCTGTGTTTCAAACGTAACGGTGTCACCTTCATTCAACGAAGTCAGGCCTGCGGCCTCGACTGCCGAGATGTGTACGAAGACATCCTTGTCCTCGTGTGCGATGAATCCAAAACCCTTGGAGGCGTTGAACCATTTCACTGTTCCTTGATTGCTCATGTTTGCTCTTTCTTTATTGTTAATGTTATGAGGTAGTCTGTATCTAAAATAGGGCGGGAGGTTTGTTAATTCTACTGCGTCTTGTCTTGTTACTCTTGTCTCAATTTTACTTATGCCTTAAAGAGAGGGCGATATCGCTATCGCCCACTCCAACAACTTAACTATTGGGAATTAAGCAGAGTAGTTGATTACTTTTCTGCCTGATTTCTTTAATAGAGAAATGATGTTTGACTTCATTGTCAAAGCAGAGGACTTAGGTGCTGTACCTAACACTTCTACTGTGAAGTCTAAACCTTTAGATAACAACTTGTTAGTCGCTGTTTTTCTAGCAGTTGTTTTCACGTTCAGATTTCTGAACTTGATTTTACCACCGTGTACTTCACCGTTCACTTTGTACTGAGCGGCAGGCTCGGCGAATACACCGATCTGTTTAGCTCTAGATTTGAAGTTTCTAGTGTATACAACGTATTGTGTTGAGTTTGCCATGGTTTTTTCTTCCTTTTTAGTAGAAGGAAAAAGTGTATTGAACATACCTTGTAGCATATTGTTTCCTTTTCCTTGGTTTGTTAATAAACGATCCGCCGGAGTTTCAATCTCTGTTATCCTACGTATCATGCTACAATTATACACTAAGACGTGTGAAAGGTCAACCGGCCGGGAAAGTCAATGAATACGCGACTAGTTGTCCTTGTAGTCCGGCACCGCGAACAGGTCTATGCCCTCGTCCAACAGTTTATTGGTCTCTTCCTTGGTGGGCCTGCCATAGAACTTCTGGTCCCGCTTGCCTTTGTGGGCCTTCCTGGCCTCCCTGGCGAAGTTCTTACCAACGTCCTGGTAATCCTTCTTGATCTTCTTGTTCAGTTTCCGCAGTATCTGTTCAGCACTCTCGCCCATGACGAAGTAATCATCTGGTATCTGCTTCTTCTTGGAGGTCTTCACCGCTGGTGCCATGATGGCCTTGTCCACTGCCGTGCTGTCGCACATGGGACACTGTATCATGGCCTGGTTCTTCTGTCGGGTGTATTCCTTACTGCTGGGGAACCAACCCTCGAACTCGTGCTCACATCTACATCTCAGTTGGTACTTGATCATAATATTATTTACATTATACACTTGACCTTTAAATGTGTCTACTATAATATGAGTACATGGCATTACATAATTCATCAGGATACGTCAAAGGTCCAAAGAAAAAGACCTCGCAGGGCAAGAGTCATAGGAGAGTGAAGTTATCTTCCATGAACAAGTCCAAGAAGAGATCTTTCAAAATGTACCAAGGACAGGGCAGGTAGCATGAACCGAGACCTATTGGAGGCTCTAGCTCGCCAAACACATCGACTATCTCGCACAAAATTTCTACAGTGTGCTTACTCGAGATACATAGAACTACATGAAACAACCTAAAGACTTTACTAAAAGAAAGAAGCAGAGCGAATGGCACTGGGACTATTGGGACGATCGTGACGACAATCGCATGTTCAAGTTGGTGGGCAACATACAAGGCAAATGGCCCAAACTGCCTAAAAGGACCAAACAAAATAAAATGGAATCCACGAATCCCTCAGTGATCGCACAACAAGGCCATTATGGAGTAACTGTCAAACAAACATTTGATGCCATGTGGATACAAGGTAAAAACATGAAGAAATATGAGAAATTTATTTCACCACTTGGCTTGAAGGATCCGGTTGCCTACATCCACAATCAAAATCCAGGACAGATGACCATTATACACATGGACACTGCCCGAGCCAACAATAAACACCTAGACGAAAACGGCAAACCCTTAACCGAAAAACAAAGACGGGAGAGAATAGCAAGGCTATTCATCATGCTAGAGGACTGGAAACCAGGACAAATCATGTTAATGGGCAGTAGACATTGTGTGCGTTGGAAGAAAGGTGACATTATCTATTTCAGTTGGCAACACTTGCCACATGGGACAGCCAACTTTGGTCATGACCCCAGACCCATGTTGTTTGTTCAAGGCGAAGTTACTGAAGAATTTAAGAAAATTCTAAATAGTAAGAAGAAAGTGACAATCAAAGCATGAATGATAATAAAGATCTGAAACTTGAAATAAAAATGCTTAAAGCACAAATAGGCAACCTCGAATTCCAGAATGCAGAGTACTCGCAGATAGTAAAAGAGTTATCGGATAAATTGAGACTGTATGAAGAAATCAACGGTTCAGTGTTTAAATCCTCCAGAAAATAAAAATAAGTATTGGTATGTTTGAACATGTACCCAAGCACCTGAGACACCAATACAATCTCTATGACAGGAAAGGTAAATGGGGGGTAACCACCAACAAGTGTAATCTTCCACACAAAACAGTGGCCATTGACGGATTTGGTAACTGTATGATATGTGAATGCGATGGATGGTTACCGATCAGTGTCTGCAACATCATAGAAGTGGATACATTGGAGCAGATATGGCAGTCCCCCAGAGCCAAAACAATCCAAGGGAGTGTAGATCAAGGCAAGTTCACATGGTGCTCGGTGAACAGATGTGGGATATTGAAAGGAGACAAAGTCAGGCAGACCTACTATGTTTCGATCAATATCGACGACAGTTGTAATTTGGCCTGTCCTAGTTGTAGAAAATCTAAGGTATACAGGACCAGTGGCGAAGAATTCAATTCGAGATATAAGTTAGTCGCACGATTACTGGATCTTATCAATAAATTTGATTCACCAATTGAAATAATGATGAGCGGTAATGGCGATCCTTTCGCTTCTCTGATATATAGACCTTTGCTGTTAGGAATGAAACCAAAGGAAAACATCAACATAAGGTTTTTAACAAATGGTTTGTTGTTGAAGAAGTTAATGCCCAAGATGAGTGTCAAACAAAGCATACGTCACCTAGACATATCGATAGACGCCGGTGACCGCGAGACCTACGAAAGAGTCAGATTGGGAGGCAAATGGGAAACTCTAATTGAAAATCTGGATTACGTGAAACACAACATGGATTGCGAGGTCACTTTGAAGTTCGTTCTACAGAGAGATAATCTAGCCAGTCTAGATAACTTTGTTTCTTTAGTGGAAAGATATCAGTTCCGCGGTAACATAATACCAATAGAAGATTGGGGGACCTTGGATAATTTTTCATCACACAACATATTCGATACATCTCATCCTGATCATAAAGTTCTAAAAGAAAAACTTGAAAAGCACAGGAAAAATCCCCTGTTGCACTTCCACTCTATCTAAAAAGTAAAGTGAGTCAATCCAAACATCACAGCATCCTTGCGACGTCGGAACTTGATGTGTTCATAGTCCACTATGTGGATGTTGATCCTACCACCATACCGCTTGAACAGTGCCTCGCTATCTAAAGGATATATTTTCACTTTGTCTTCATCTGGCAAACGTACACGGTATCCCCAGAACATGGGCCACCAGTGTAGGGGATTGAGAGAACCATATATCTCCTTCATGGCCAACAGAAAAATCAAGGGTGCCATGGTGAACGGTTCTACCCACCAAGGAATGATATTGAAGGTCAACCAGTCCAAGAGGTGTATAATGCCCGTCCACACCGCCACTATGACTGCCAGCACACCCATCATGGGCCAAAAATCCTCGTCTATGCCCGGGTCCTCGAGGTGAGAGTACATCATCCGTATCTGTCTGGGACTCAGTTTCATATAAATTAATTATGTCGGCAGATAATTACTAGCACATATATTGTTGTAACGCTCCCAGGGAAGTTCACAACATTACCAATCAAACAGACTAGAACATGGAACTTGCTATACTCATGGCGGGTATCGCTTATGGCTTGATCATCGGCCTGATACCAGCCGCTGGGGCGACCACTGGACTGATCACACTGTTTGGATTCATGCCGTACTTCGTGGGAGATCCCTACCTGGGCGTGATATTCTGTGTGGCGGTGGTGGCATCCTCGACAACCGGTGATTCATTCAGTGGTGTGCTGTTAGGCATACCGGGAGCCAACTCTGCGGCCGCCACTATGGTGGACGGATTTCCAATGGCCAAGAACGGAGAGGCCACACGGGCATTGAGTGCCGCGATCACATCCAGTACAGCGAACGGTCTGTTGTGGGGATCATTGACATTCTTATTTTTACCCTATTACACTAAAGTCGTGATGTACATGGGCATACCCGAACTGTGGGCATTGGTGCTGTTGGCGTTCGTCACTGTTGGGTTCCTCTCGACAAAGAAATATGTGAGGAGTGTGTTGGCGATCGTCCTGGGTATAACGCTGGGCTTGGTGGGAGTTGATGCCAACAATGTACCTCGCTTCACCTTGGGCTGGAGATATCTCGAGGACGGAATACAGATACTGCCGTTCGTGGCGGGACTATTCGCTATACCTGAACTGTGGGATGGATGGTTCAACAGGAAGAACACAACAAACATCAAGGCCGAGCGTGGCAGTTGGCAGGATCTCAAACTAGGTATCCAAGACACCGTGAGGTGTTGGCGTGACAGCATACGCGGTGGGGCGATAGGTTCTTTCATAGGACTGCTACCGGGACTGGGCGGTGCCATGGCGGACTGGTTGGCCTACGGAGCAACCGTGGCCGCGAATCCCAAGGAGAGGTTTGGTGATGGCAACGTCAGGGGCATAGTGGGTGCCGAGGGAGCCAACAACGCACAGAAGGCGTCCAGTTTCATACCCACGGTGCTGTTCGGCATACCGGGTGCACCATTCGCCGCCATACTGATGGGACTATTTTTATACCTGGGCATCGACCTGGGATCACCAGACACCTTCTACGATGATAGATTGTTCGACAGCATGACATTCGCTTTCCTAGTCGGGACGGCATTGACCGCTGTGATATGTTATGGTCTGGCCTACTTCGCTGGATGGGTCACACGCATACCATACGTGTACTACTTCCCTTTCATATTGGCCGTGATCATCTGGGCCACCCTACAGTACACGGGCGGATGGGAGGACATCGCGACACTGACGGCATTCTCGGTTTTGGGAGTGCTGTGTAAGAAATTCCAAGTCAGCAGGCCAGCACTGCTGATCGGATTCCTGTTGAGTGACAGGATATACAATCTCACTTACCAACTAACAACGCTCCACACGGTGACGGATCTGATAACAAGACCGATCTTTATTTCCATAATGATCAGTGTTATACTGTTGCTGTATTGGGGCACAACAAAAAGGAACAGAATAGACTATGCTTAAGAAAACGATAATGGCACTGCTGTTGATGACATCAGTCGCCGTGGCCGACTACAACCTGATCGTGCCACAGAAACCATCGGGTGGAACATCCGTGTGGGCACAGATAGTTGTGGCCGAATGGGAGAAACACCTGGGAGAAAAGATCAACCTCGTCTACAAACCAGGGGCCAGGGACATACTGGGTCCTGATGAATTCCAGAACACACTGAGGTTCGATGACAAGACAATATTAGTATCACACGGGGGCAATGGCATATCATACCTGATAGAGCCAGTGGACTACAACTACCTGGAATGGGAGTCCATAGGACAGATGAACCTCAACATAATAGTGGGCGCGAGGAATGATGCGGACACAGTGAATGGACCGATCAAGTTCCCTTCAGGATCGGGCATGACCCCAGAGATCATGGCCATTACCATGCTGTTGGGTGGACCGGGCGCGGACTACAACAAGGTGTTCGCGGAGAAGATCGTGTGGGTCAAGGGCATGAGTGGTTCGGAACGTAGGCTCGCATTCATCAGAGGAGACCTCAACGCCACCAGGGAGAACCCTGCCGCTTACAAGAAACACGTGGAGCCCATCGTGGGCAAAGGTGAGGCAAGCACATGGTTCCATCATGGACTGCTGAACGTGAACACGGGAGAGCATGATGCTGATCCCAACTTCGTGGAGCCCACATTCGAGGCACTGTATGAATTGATGCATGGTGCGGCACCAAGTGGTGACTTCTATGACGCATACAAACTGGTCAAGAGTTGGAGGGACGCACTACAGAAGGCCTTCTGGGTGAACAAGGGCAATCCCAACAAAGATAAACTCGTGGACGCATTGAACAGGATGATAAACGATCCTGTGTCACGTGCCGCCATAGAGAAGAACGTGGGCCAGTACGAATGGAGGACTGGGGCAGAGGGTGACGCCGCTGTGAGGACGCTGAAGAGTTTCATCACACCAAAGGCGTTGAAGACCCTGGCCGACTTTGGGAGTGAGCAACTGGGCTACAACACAGTGTACAAAGAGGAATTGACCAAGTGACGTACATACTGTTCACAGGGGCGCCGGGATCAAAGTGGAGCAGTGTGGTCAAGAACATCTACTGGAGTTCGGACATCGACCACACTGACTACTCCGAGGCCAGGACCTACTGGCACGACGCCGACACCCCCGGACGCAGACAGCTCATGCACATTGGAGCGTACTGGGATCCGGGCATGGAGTTCCGTACCACGAGGGACAACTGGGACCTGCCCTTCTCGGGCACGGGAAAGAGGATAGTGAAGGCACACACGTTCGCACACGAACTGGAGCAACTCAAGAACCTGGGCTATCCCATAGTGATGGTGTACAGGAATGATCACGAGTGCCTGGAATGGTGGAAACTGTGTGGCGAGTTCACGATAACATATCCCAACTATCAACACTTCGGTGACCTAGATCTAATGTGGGGACACATACAGGCAGAGAACCGGGACACCATGCAGTTCATACACGACAACAGGGACAGGATACACAAACCAAAAGACAACGTGGACCTTTGTAGACTGCTGGAGATAAGTTTCCCAGACACCAAGGGCAGGATACATAACTACGCACAGAAGGATGTACAGGTATATGTCTACAAGTAATTGGGAAGAGTCAAAAGCGAGGAGCGATTATCACTTCAACAAGTGGCACCGGGACACCGACTGCGTCCAACACCTGGGCAGGTTCACAGGCGGCTGGCAGACCGAGATACAGTCAGTGATCGATGACGCCAAGCCACTGAACTGGGCCAACCGTAGGGAGGGCACGGGCAGGGAGAATGTCAACGTCAACGTGGAGGCCGAGGAGAATGACCTCAGGAACGCTGGCGCTGATCCCAAGATGACCATATACAGGGGACTGGCGGACTTCACCAAGTGTCCCACGCTACAGAGGATGACGGAGTTCTTCGCACTGGAACCCGTGAAGTCCAAACTGCACATACAGTTCACTGGTGAGGTGTTGAACATGCACATAGACAAACTGTACGACCTGGACGCTGATCCCAACAACGTGGTGAGGATAATGATCATGCTACAGGACTGGGAGCCTGGGCAGTTCATCATGTATGGTAATGAACAGTTCGACAGATGGCGTACGGGAGACATACATAAATTTGACTGGCGGAACATACCACACGCGACGGCCAACGCCAGCAACAAGCCTAGGCCAATGTTGGTGGTGACGGGTGTGATGACGGACAGGACCAGGGAAATACTGACCAAACCGATCAAGAAAAGAATATAGACACGGGCACACTATTAGTATAAAATAATAGACACATGAACAAGAAGATATTCGCACAACTGCTGACATACAGTCAAAACGATCTAGACAAAATAACACAACCATACATCCAAGAGACGTTTGGTGTGGCGGTGAAGAGATGTGAAACACTGGAAGAATACACGCGAGTCATAGACGACGCCTGCCTCCACAAGTACTTCTCCAAGTACTGGGACAACGACATGAAGAAATGGAAGTACTCGGGACTGGCACTAGTGGAAGAAGTCAATGGGCTGAAACCACGTGCGGTGTTGGACGTGGGTTGTGGTTACAACGAGTTCAAGGGTAAGATCAACAACCTCACAGGCATAGATCCCTACAATGACAGAGCGGACCTCGAGGTCAGCACACTGGACTACAAGACCGATCAGAAGTTTGACGTTATACTGTGTCTGGGTTCCGTGAACTTTGGTAGCAGGGAGAAAGTAATCGCAGAGGTTTCCAGATGTGTGAACCTGTTGGCAGAAGGTGGAACCATGTTCTTCAGGGTCAACCCGGGAATACAGCATGACAAACCCGAAGCCAAATGGATAGAATTCTTCAGTTGGAACGTGCCATTCATCATAGAGTTGGCAGAGATGTTCAATCTACAGGTGTTAGACATCAGAGACGACACAAATTCACGCAAATACTTCGTTTATCGCAAGAAATCATAGTAGACTTATGCTAGAATTGTGCTACAATAAAGTGTAAATACCTACAATGCAAAAACACACACGAAGTTTACTAGAAGAATTGAGCTCGATGCCTCTCAAACGGGATAAGGAAGAGGTCGTGGAGAGCAGAGCATCTCACATACTGGAGAGTGCAATCAGGCTGATGTACTACATCAGGGAGAACTTTGACCAAGACACAGCATTCAAACTGGAGAAGAAATTCAACTCGGCACTGAAGAACATGGATGCCAGCAAGTTCTCAAAAGGTGTGGCACGCATCAAGGAGAACAAAGACATCAAAGAGAACGTGCTGAAGATCCGAGACGGCGAATACAAAGAGGACTAACCAATGTTGATAGAAGATGTCCTTACAGAATTCAAGAGGACGCACCTAGAACACATCGAGGACATAGTGATCACGGACGGCCACGAGGGTGGACGTGCTGTGATAGAATATTTCAGGGGACTGCTACTCACACTCAAAGGCACAAGCTCAGAGGCGGTGAAGGTCTCAGTGAAGTGGGACGGTGCACCGGCAGTGGTGTGTGGCATCAATCCAGACAATGGAAAGTTCTTCGTTGGTACAAAATCAGTTTTTGCCAAAGCGGCAAAAGTAAATTACACAAAGAAAGATATAGCAAACAATCATGGAACGGACGACCTGGGACAGAAACTGTTGAAGTGTCTGGTGCATATCAAGAAACTGGGCATGACCGGGGTGTACCAGGGAGACCTCCTGTTCACGGACGAGGACATCACTCGTAAGAACATAGACGGCAAACCAAACCTAACATTCACACCCAACACCATCACATACGCGGTGCCTGAGCAGAGTGATTTGGGCAAACAGATAGACAGGGCAAAAGTGGGTATAATATTCCACACCACATATGTGGGCGACACGCTGGCCACCATGGACGCACAGGCGGGAGCGGACGTTGACTCGTTCACACGGTCTCCAGACGTGTTCTTTGACAACGCCACCTACAAGGACGTGTCAGGTTCGGCCAAGTTCACGGACGCAGAGACCAAACAGTTCTACAACGGCATAGAGAAACTGGAGGCACTGCTCAGCAACGTGCCAAGGAACCTAGCCAGTGTGTTGGGACAGAACCAAGATTTCGTGCCCATGTTCCAGATGTACATCAACGCGATGGTCAAACAAGGAGAACTGCCAACAGATGTAAACAAGTTCCTACTAGGATTTAGAAACTTTTATAACGACAGGATGACACAGCAGATGGCTGGACTCAAGGCACAACGGGCACTCGCCCTCAGACAGGACAAGATGAAACAGATGCCCATATTCCTCAACAGGGCCAAGAAGCCACTACAGGCCATGATGATGTTCTACAAGGCTGTGCAGACCATGAAATCATTCGTGCTACGAAAGATGAACCAGGCCATGGCCATAGGTTCATTCCAACAGACCGACGGTGGACTGGAGGTCACGGAACCGGAGGGATTCGTGGCGGTGGACAAGTCAGGCAGTGCCGTCAAGTTGGTGGACAGGTTGGGATTCTCACGTAGAAATCTAACAGCGGTCAATAAGTTCAAGAATAACTAACAGTAATGAAATCTAAACCATTTCCTATCACACAGGGTATTCCGTGCCAGTTGAAGTGGAACCACTCCACGGTCTTCCTCACCATGGGTACCACCGCCAGTTGCCACAGGGTCACACACGATCCCTACGAGTTCAAGGACAACAAGATGAACTTCCACAACATCAAAACTAAACTGGAAGCAAGAATAAAAATGCTGAAGGGTGAATGGCCCGGAAGAGGGTGCGAACATTGTAAAAGCACAGAGGATGCCGGAGGACACTCTGACAGGATGTCACACCTGAACATGCAAGGGGTAACAGCACCAAAAGAACTCGAGAAAGATACCACAGCAGTCGACGTAACTCCTACACAGCTGGAGATCTACTTCAGCAACACTTGTAATCTCAAATGTGTGTACTGCAATTCCAAATTTAGTTCAACCATTGACAACGAGAACAGGATCCACGGACAATTCGACTATGGCTTCGAGGATAACCGAGTTGGAGAACCTGTTAGGGTATACGGCAAGATAGAAATCAATCCCAACATAAAGGAAGACACTGACAAGTTGTTCGCATGGTTGGAAGGACATATACACGAATTAAACAAGGTGATGATCCTGGGAGGAGAACCGTTCCTACAGAAAGAAACAGAAAGAATGGTGGAACTGCTAGAAAGAATGTCCAATCCCAATCTTACATTGGTTGTATTTTCCAACCTTACAGTCGATACGTACAGGGTACAAAAATGGCTGGCAAGGATGTGGCGTTTGGTAGAGCAAGGCAAACTTAATAATCTGCAGGTAGTGGGCAGTCTTGACTGTTGGGGACCACAAGCAGAATATGTAAGAAATGGATTGGATCTTAAAAAGTACACGGAAAATTTTGAATTTATATTGAACAAGACTAGAATAACACCTAGCATTAATAGTGCTTTGATGGCGTTGACAGTACCCACACTACCTGATCTAATAGTTCAAATGAACAGGTGGTCAAAAATCAGAGAAGTGTATTGGAGTGGAATGAAGGCCGGGGATCACAAGCGTCCTTACCTCAATCCAACTATTTTTGGAAAAGACATTGTTCCTTTGGGTCTACAAAAGGCTGTTGACGTTTTTGAAACACACGGAGACGTGATCAAGGAGGCACAACTTAACAACCTCATAGGAATCAAGACCGAGTGTGAAAAATCTGCACCTAATTTATGGGACCAAAAAATGCTGAGAGGCTACATCGAGGAACTAGATCGTAGGAGAGGGTTAGACTACAAAAAATTGTTTCCTGAGATTGCCACTTTACTCAAAGCCTAAAAAATCACAAACAGATTTTTGTGCTTCTTTTTGATATGCGGACTGCGACCAGAAATGATCATGGTTATGTTTTCTCAAATTCTGTGAAGATAGATATGCATCTTGCCAATTAAAATTTTTTAGGCTTTCTACAAGTTCCGTTATTTTATCAATCCTTTTTCTAATGTCTACTTCTAGATCATAACTTTCATCAAAGTATTGTCCAAATGTTCTAAACCCAATCTCCCTAACTTTCTGCAGGTAAAGTGGATTTCCAAGCACTATAAAAAAGTGTCCACACAATATTGGTTTCCACAACTTCTCTGTTATGAAAATTTCATTGTTGTAGTTTGTCTCACTTATCAGAGAACAGGCAGTGTGTTCATATGGTTTGACATGTATGTCCTGATCTTTGCCGTATTTTGGATAGTTGTTTGGATCAACTCCCGGTAGTTCGTACTCTGGGTTCAATCGCACAGGTTCCTTCAGTCCAAGAAAAGATGTGAGACTGTTGTCCAGCAGTTGTTTACCAGTGAGTGCATTCCACCACCTTATCCTATGTGGTCTAGGCTGTTTGTTTAGATAGAGATATTCATATGGTTTGTGAGAGTGATCACACTTGAAATTGTTCCCTTCATGTTTTTGCCTCATGAAAAACCAAAACCACGCGGTGCCACCAACCCATTTCTTGTATTCGTATTTTTGGAGGACATTGTAAATCTTAGACCCAACTATATTTTCTTCACTCTCCCACGGATTTGCTAGTATGAATTTAAATCCGTTCTGTTGCAGAAGATCCATTCTATGGTGAAATTGCGAAACAAACTCCGGATTGTCCACATACCCGTCTTTGTGATCAATAATACAAAAAAGCTCGTCATACCTATCCCACTCGTAATTGTGAAGATTCCAGTAACTGGGCTCAAAGGTAAACTCCACATGATCAAAGCCTGCACTCTTAATGAAATTCTCGAAGTAAAGATGCTGTCCGGAAAACATCAGATCTGTTAGAATAAAAATCTTCTTCATATGTGCTATAAATATGGTTATGCTTACACCATTTTTAAAGTATGTATCTGAGGGCCGGGTGATAAGGCGACATAGTGACTTAGAGAGATTTACCTTCCCGGAAGTCACGGAGAGGATATACCTCAGCCTGCTGGCACTTTCGGTGTTGAGCCAACAGCAGAACACCCGATCATTTGCACACAACTACGGCGCACAGACCATGAGCTACGGCACGTTCGATCGTGTGAGGATGGTGTACAACGACCTGGCCAACATGATGGCCATAGTGAGTGGGGATCCAGAGATAACCAAGAAGCTCAAGAACAAGAACCAGGCACAGGCCATGCGACAGAGGCAACCGGTGCCCGTGATGGCGGTGCGCAGGTACCTGAGGACCTGGGAGGACCACTACAGATTCCTCACACAACTGGAGAGGGCACTCAACATAACGGACGCCAACTACAGGAACATCAGGAGGAGGGTTACCGACTTCACGAACCTGGACGCCAAGACACGGACCAGCACGATAAAAAACCTACAACAACTGCTGAACAACAAGTTGCCCAACACGGACATACAGAGAAAGTTCAAGGAGTTATGATAGACTTTTTCAAAAACAGAACTGTCGCTCCCACGTGGGATGAAAAAGTGGGAGACTACTTCGCCAATGATTCCAGCGAATTCTATAGGGTCATAGCAAACATACAAGGTGAGTGGGACATCAACCCAGAGATCACAGATTTCTACGAATCTAAAAATCCTGGTGTGTTGAAACAAAACGCGAAATACAATCAAAATTTAAAGACAAGATTTGACCCAATGAAGTTAGATGGTAAAGAATCCGAGTACCATTCTCTGATCAAGGCCACAGGACTGGATATAGTTGAATCATTTATACACGTGCAGAAACCAGGACAGATGACAGTGATGCACTACGATGGCGCAAGGTGTGAGGGCAAGTTAGATTACATGACTGAAAAACAAAAAAGGAACACGGTTATCAAACTTTTCATTTTTCTCGATGATTGGAAACCAGGACACGTGACGTTAATGGGCAGTGATCATTTCGTAAAATGGAAGAAAGGTGATGTGTTTTGGTTCGACTGGCCTAACCTACCACACGGTACGGCAAACTTTGGTTTAGTTCCTAGGCCACTTTTGTTTATCGTAGGTACGAGGACTGCGAGATTCGACAGCATTTTTAACAGCAAGGAAAAAGTAAGGTTACAGGTATGAAGAAGGAGAAGTGCCACAGGTGCAACTGCAATCCACACTGCGATGAGGCGAGGTGCCCCAACTGTGAGAACTGCGAGGTGTGTGACTGTCACGAGTGCTTGGAGAGGTCATGATCAAATACATTTGTGAACAATGCGGATGCGAACAGCACTGTGGTAGATCCTGCACCGAATGTAGGGACTGCCCGGACTGTGACTGCAAGGAATGTAAGGACTCCAGGTGACCTATCCCACGGGCAGGGACTTCTGGGTGGCCTACAATGGCCAACACACAGAACCCACTTTCATAGAGAACGCCGGCGATGGACAGTCTGAGCTGAGGCGCGAGGCCTACAAACACATAAAGGTATGGCGTGGTTGCGTGGATGCCGGTGCCAACGTGGGCATGTGGACCAGGTACCTGATGAAGGACTTCGAGCAGGTGCACTGCTTCGAACCCAATCCCATATTCATAGAGTGCTGGAGGAAGAACACACCCCCGGACCAGAATGCGGTGCTACACGAGGTGGGACTGGGTGATTCCGAACACACAGCCACGTTCACACAACCCATGGCACAGATGTTGGATCGCACACCCGGAGACATACAGATCCGGACGTTGGACAGTTTCGAGTTGGTGGACATAGACTTCATCAAGATAGACGTGGACGGTTACGAGGACCTTTTGGTCAAGGGCGCACAGGAGACCATAGCACAGAACCTACCGGTGATCAACATTGAGATGAAGAGGGCCAAAAGACCAGGTATAGTGCGTGTGGCCGAGGATACGTTGAAAAAGTTGGGTTATAAACTCAAGATACGCACCAAAAGTGACGAAGTGTGGTTTAAACCTTAATATTACAGCATAATTTACCAAACAGATCCATAAATACATTTAACTTGATGCCTGAGCGGTATCATAGTCATTTAAATCAGAAAAAAGGAGGATTAAAAATGGCAATTAGTAAAAATAACTTCTCACTAAACCAAAACTACGAAGTTGGTTCAGTAGATGTAAAGTTCTTCACAGTAGACTTTATCAACACTATGGCGTCTGAGACAGGTGATGTATCATCTGGTTCAACAACTGCTGGTATCGATCTTGTGAGAAACACAATCAACCAATACGTGACTATCTTAGCAGAAGGTCCATTAACTGACACTGGAACACAGAAAACTTTCATGGTTAGAGCGGACCAATTAGACGACTTGTCAGCCACTACAACTTTAGCGGCTTTACAAACGGCTATACAAGCGTTAGATCAGTCTTCAGCGGCTTACCCTAACATCCAGGCTGACATCACAAGTGCTACAGTGACAGAAACCAAACTTGGTATCTTGACTGCGGCGGCTGTAAGTTAATAGTCTACCGTAAGGTAACACTTTACCAAAAGGGCGGATCTTTAATTAGGTTCGCCCTTTTTTTATGACGTAAATATCATCATGCACGAGTACAGAGTACACACCCTGGTGGACATCACCGATAACGGAAACCTCCGACAGCCGTTCCCGTTCAAGACCAAGTCGGGCGAGATGATACACGACCGACATTCCCTGGCCACGGCCCGAGACCAGAACTCAAACTTCAACACCATGTTGCAACTGCTACAGATGAGGGGAAACATCATGTGGGAGCAACCGCCCCACAGGATCACCGACACCATAAGGAACCACGCTTTCGGATCATTCTACGAGGGCACACAGACCACGTGGCACTTCCAGTTCTTCACGGAGCAGTCGGGCATATATGGTGACGAGCAGGATCCCACCGCGCAGTTGGTGGAGGACTTCCATCACGTGCCCATAGTGAGCTTCTGCAAGGAGACAGTGACGTTCCCACTCAGCACCTTCGACACGCAGGACCTCCGCACTTTAAACACGTACTTTTCGTACGCTGGGCCCATAGATAAATAATTGTACATTAAGGCACAAGAACAAAAACACGTTACCAAGGCTCATACAGGCAATGCGACAGGCACAGTTCCAGGCTATAGGCGAAGAGATCAGAGAGATCAAAAAGGAATTGAGAGAATTTATAAGATTTATGAGTACAACAGATTTAGAGAAAACGAACCTAGAAGCACACGTGGACCTTTGCGCCGAGAGGTACAAGGGATTACACGACAGGCTTTCTGCGATCGAGATCAGACTGGCCAAGATGAACGAGGACATGTCAGTCAGCCATAAGTCAACAACCAAGACAATCATAGCAACGGCGGGCACAGTGGTCGCGGGCTTACTATCAACAGTGGTGGTGATCCTGATGAAGATGCCGGGCTAGTCCCAACCAACACATGTTCATACAGATAGCACCCCGAGTGAAGGTATATGTGACCGAAGATGACATGCTGTTCATAAGGTCACACTCACACGACTCATTCAGGAGTGACCAACTCGCACCCGAGGATGCTGACCGTGCCAAGCGACTGGCCGACAAGGCCATATTCGTCAGGAAGAAACTTGACACCGGAGTCCAATATGCTTTAAATAGGAAGATAAGGATAGTCCGGGATGAGTGGAAAAAATAGATCAGAACTGGTAAAACAGATCGAGGCTTACGGCCTCAAGAACAAGTTGGCGGACCTCGCACGACGAGAAGAAGCCAAGCGACCGTTCCGACACTTACCAAAACAGTTCTCCAAAGGCATCCTGATAGGCAACATAGCCATTGTGCCCAAGAAGTACACCGGTACCAGATACGTGTACGTGATAGCGGACATGTTGGAGGCACGGATACTGCACGAGGACATCAACCTAAAACAGACCGCCATCCTGGTGGCGCACTACCTGGCTGACGGCAAGTCAGTGCCAAGAAACATACTGGACCTGGACAACAAGTTTGCGTCACAACTGTTCGACATACAGAACGCCAAGCGCATGATCAGGGAGGCACAGAAAGATGAGGACGAGCTGACCGAGGACGTGTACTGGGACAGATTGGACGTCGCAAACCGCCTAGCGGACGAGTGCAAGTCAAACATACAGCAGATCTTTAATGACACGTTCGGAGCATAGATAATAAATAAACACAGTATGAAGAGCTTAGACCTTACAAAACCGATCACTACTGAATCATTATTGAAAGAATTCGAATCCAGGTTCAACCAGACCATGGATCTCGCACAGTTCACCAAGGAAGAACTGGAAGACTACGCGAACCACGTGCGAACCAAGATACACGAGATCACACAGAACACGCACTTCGGCAGGGAACTGAAGGATGACAAGTACCAGAAGAGCCAGATGATGCTGGACATCATCAACACGGCCATCTCAGAAAGAAAACTGGCTGAGTACGGTGGCACAATGGACCCGATGGCCAAGGTGGCCAACACGGCACTGTCAGCAAAGGCCAAGATCGACAAGGGGCAGGCACTGGACCAAGAAGAGAAAAAAGTGGTACAGAAGATAATGACCAAAGAGGGAGTTGAGGAGCAATCAGAATTAATTTTAGCGGCCAAGGACATGATGGACAAAGTCACAGGTTTCTTGGAAGATCTAGCATCAATGAAGACAGAGGGCATGTTAGAACTAGCAGACAGAATCAGAGACGAGATGGGTGCCGACAAGGCGGACGCATTTCTACAGAAAATCCAACCAGCGATTGAACAGGCGGAAGCCACTTTAACAACTACTCGACAAGAGCTAGACAACGGTGTAAGAATTTTGACCGGAGAAGAAGTGGAATCAGACCCTATGGGCGCCGATGACACGATGGCAATGGACACAGACCTAGACTCACTGGACTCCGAAGGTGGAGAAGAGACAGACGAGTTTGGGGCCTCTGACGCCGCGGCGGGTGGCACGGAACCAGAAGGCCGTGAGCAGAGAGAATCACGAGAAGTGTTTGAAGCATCAAACAGATTGTACTCTAAACTAGCGGGGAAGTAATCCCGTGAGATTCTTCGAATTCAACAAATCAGACAGCAACCTGGAGTCAGCGATCATCAACGTGTTGATGAACATGAGGGGCGACGCGGACGACCGGGACCAACCATCAGACATCAGCATGGACGCGGTCAAGCAGATCATGAGCAATACAGGGTACCCAGCGTTCAACTACGATGTGTTCAAGAGGATCTACGATCAAGACGGTGATCTGAAAAATGTTGTTGCAGACTTCGACCAAGACAAGATAGTGATCAAGACCGACCACGAGGCGGAGAAGGACCCCGCCATGGACTACGACGATCAGGGATCTACTGATGTGGTCAAGAAGATGGCCAGGTCGGCCATGAAGAGAAGACAATAATCTCAAATCCTACTAACTATTAATATGAGCAAATCATTCTGTTCTTTGGTATGGAATCATCAGTACGTACACACCAATGGTGCCTTCAAGTATTGCTGTGCCACCAACGACAAGATACTAGACAAAAAAGGCCATCCCTATCACATCAACAACTCATCTTTTGACAGTGTGTGGAACAGTGACCATATGAAAAATACAAGACTGCAGATGATCAAGGGAGAAACCGTGCCTGCGTGTGTCAAGTGCGATGAACAAGAAGCACAGGGCTATCAATCCATGAGAAGTATCGATAACAAAGAAAACTATATAAAAGAGACCAACCCGGACGGGTCAGTGAATCATTCTCCTCACAGTGCAGAAATACATTTTGGTAACTTGTGTAACCTCAAGTGTAAGATGTGTTCACAAAATTATTCGAACCAGATAGGAAAAGAGTTGATCGAGATGGGCGAAGAGGATCCAGAATGGTTGAACTGGGTCATGAAACAGAGCGGAAACGTCAACAACTGGACCAATAATCTTTCGGTAGAATACAAGTGGTTCAAAAATCCAAAAATATCTCAAAAACTTGTAGAATGGGTCAGTAAAAATATAACCGAAATTACTATTTTAGGAGGCGAACCGACCATCATTCCTGAATTCTGGAACATTTTTGATCACTGCGAAAAGCAAGGAACTCTTGAGGACAAGAAAGTCACTGTAGTAACTAACCTCACAAATGTAAACCCTAAGGTCAAACAATGGTTGCCCAAATTGAAAAATTGGACCATATGGGGTAGTATAGATGGCATAGGGGAACGCACGGAATACATAAGGTACCCTAGCAACTGGAACAAGGTCGTCGAAAACTTAAACTTCTACAAGAGTGTTATTGATCAAAAACCAAACGGCCAAATTGTGTTCAGTCCCGCCATATCAATACTCAACATCGATCAGTTGGATGACTTGCTGGCGTGGCAGTTAGAGTTTGCCGGGGGAAAATGGAACAACAACTATAACCTTTCATGGATGGCGCAGGTATGGTATCCAAAGATGTTGAACTACGATGTGGCACCTCATGATTACCGATTAAAAATCGCGGACAAACTGGAAAAAAATAAATCAAAGTTTGACAACACATCAGAACAATTCAAGAATTACTATGATGGTCATATAAGAAATTTACGAGAAGATAAAATTCAAGCGGCCGAAAGAACACACCTGCTAAAAAGTTTCATAAGATATAATGATCAGCAGGACCGATTCCGAGGGAAGACCACATGGAGAAAACTTATCCCCGAACTAGAACAAAGTATTACAAAATACTTGTCGCAATCTTAGAAACCCAATCAATGTTATGAACCTTGCAAGGGTGCTCATTATCCACTGCACGATCTTGTGTGACTCCCATGTTATAAAGTGGAAGCATGTTGAAATTGTTATGCACAAGAAAATGTCTGGTTTGTTGATCCCAACTACTAGTGTATAAAGCAATGGATTTCTCCTCGCAATAATCTTTTATCCTGATAATTTTTTCCTTGGAATATTTCTGTTCAGTGTCTAAAACAATTTGCCTCTTCACTTCTTCTATTTTGTCAATTATGAATGACCGGTCAAAATATTTCTGTGCCAAGAACTCATCAAATGGCCAAGATGAATGTGGTCCGATTGGCATCTGGAAATAAAAACCTTTTGATTGAAATCTCAACAACCTCCTGTGCATCACAGGAAATAAAACAATGGCGATTTTTATCTTGAATTGATCGTAAGCATTGATAATGTTAGTAAGGCAGGCGTCCGCACCGCCACCTGGCACACCAAAATTACCTGTTTGCTTTTTTAAAGATTGTTGAAGCAAATATGGCCAAGTTGCATTTTCTTGTAGGTAACTTCCATATGTGAAACTACAACCAAAACAGCCAATCTCAGGTGAATTACTAATCACGTCATTAATTTTAAGATTTTGCCAATACCTTGGATTGTACTGCTGGCAATCTTCACTACATATAACATCGGGACACCTTCCATGCACTCCGTTTTGGATTATGAAATCATCAGACACAGTGCTTATGCTGTAAGGAAACCATTGCTTTTGGCTCTCTTTGTCATACTTGTGGTTTACATTATGAGGCATGTGCTGTATAATTATTATATGAAAATACCCAAGGATGTCCTTATGGATAAAGGCATAACATATAATCAGAAGTATCCCTACGGGGAATTAGCGAGGGTCACCAAGGATCACAAGCGACACTACGAGACCCCAGACGGCAGGCAGGTGCCCAGCGTCACAACAGTTTTATCAGCCACCAAGGACATGACGCACCTACACGCATGGCGCAAGAGGATCGGTGTGGAGAAGGCGCAACAGATAACCACGGAGAGTGCCAACATAGGAACTGTGATGCACCGTAGCCTAGAGCGGCACGTCAAGGGCGAGGACAGGACTCCAGGGTCAAATCTCATACAGCAGAAGGCACACACGATGGCCAATGTCATAATCGACAACGGCTTGAAAGATGTCTCAGAAGTGTGGGGATCGGAGGTATCACTGTACTACCCAGAACTGTACGCAGGCACCACTGACCTAGTTGGCGTGTACAAGGGTGAACCAGCAATCATGGACTTTAAACAAGCGAGACGTCTTAAGAAGAAAGAATGGGTTGAGGATTACTATCTACAACTGGTAGCATACGCAGAAGCACACAACAAAATGTATGACACGCAGATACAGACCGGTCGTATCTTTATATGCACACAGAACAACGAATATCAAACATTCGACATAGATAACTACGATCACTGGGTAGGACAGTGGTACGCCAAACTGGAGCAATACTACAAGAAGATACTGTAATAAATAACAGTATATGCCGATAGTACAGATCTCAAGAATACAGCACAGACGTGGAAAAAGAACGGATCTACCGCAGTTAGCCGCGGGTGAGTTAGGATGGGTCATAGACGAACAGCGATTGTTCATAGGAAATGGCACAGTGGCGGATGGTGCCCCAGCGGTGGGCAACACGGAGATAGTCACGGCGGGCAGTTCAGCATTCACTACAGCACTGACACACACCTACAAGGGATACCTAGGAGATGCTACACCTATCGTTACTGGCACTTCTGGTGATGTGACCAGGACCTTACAAGCGGTATTAGATGATCACGCATCGGTCAAGGCGTTTGACGCCAAAGGTGATGACAGCACCAATGACACGGCGGCCATACAGAGGGCCATAGATGAATTATACTCAGACACGGACGAGAATGACACGAGGTCCAGGAGGGTTCTCTTCTTCCCGGCCGGTGTCTACAGGATCAACGGTAGCATCACGATCCCACCCTACGCACACTTGGTGGGAGAAGGACCAGACAAGACAATCATAAGACAAGCGGGCGGAAACGCACCAGTGGCAGTCACAGAAGATGATGATGGTAACACATATGATGTAGGGATAATTGGTACAGCAGGCGCCACTGTCCCAACACAGATACAGATAGAAGGTATTACATTTAGGAACGCGGAAGCCTATGGTGGAGTGTCCATAGACAACGCTACCATGGTCTATTTCAACAACTGTAAATTTCAAGGCACGTACGCCTCTG